GCTATTTTTGAGACCTGCTCAAAAATATCGTTGGTTACCCTTCCGTGCTTTGCAGCGACTTCCGGGACGGTGACTAATGGCGTCTTATGATAGACGTCGGCTGGGTCTGGGTCAATCCGCATGCGGTTCCAGATCCACTGAGCGATGCACCTGCTTAATCAATAAGCGTCGCTCAAAGGAGACCATAGGGTCGGGCTTGAAGCTTGTTCGGTTACGCTTCTCTCTTCCGAGAGGAGAACTACCGGACCTCGAGCTCGCCGATCTTGGCAAGTATCTCCTTTTTCTCCTTGCTCCTCCTGGGAGCAAACCCTATTCCTGCCCTTTTCCTCGTTCCCAATCCGGTTGGGATCAAGAGGGCTTCCCTCGACTTTTACGACTTGGGCGTCGTGACCGCTGGGAGATGGCGCAAAGCATCTCTTCTATTAAGCGTGCGGTCTCCGACCCCGGTTGTAAATTACACCCCCCCCCTTCGGCGTTTGAATCCTGGGCTTTACGTGCTTGCCAGGATACGCCCCCATCATCCAGCCCCGAATACCTGGAATTCTGTAGAAGACTTGTCAAGAAACAGTTCCGCTTCGGCTGGGATCGCTCTTATAGCTCCTTCTGTGAGTCTTTCATTCCTTCCTCTTCTTCCCGTGCCGAGAAACACCCTTGTGGTATTCCCTGGACCGGTAGTCGTTGGTGGTCTGAAAATTCTTCACGGAAGGAGTATTTGAGTGCTACCCTGTCAGGTGGACGCGTTAAGAAAGTTAAAGGCAGATACCAGCTCCGCTATAAAGAAGTTGTCTCTGCAGGAAAGGTCAGACCACTAGGAATTCCTAGTGTCGAGTTTGATTTGCTGGGACCTTTGCATAAGACCATTTACGGTTTCCTTAGGGAGAAGGAATGGCTCTTGTGTGGAAGGCCCAGCTCTTCCCGTGTGAGGTCAACTTGCCGATATAAGTTCCAGACTTCTATCGACTTAAAGGGAGCCACCGACGGGCTTCGACTTGATGTCACTGAGTGTTTGCTCAGTGCTCTTCTTTCGAAAGCCACGTCGATCCCGGGTAGGGTAAGAGAAGCGGCTTTCCTCTCGCTCCGGCCTTTTGTTGCCGGTGCAGGTGAAGTCACTCATGGCCAGATGATGGGCTCTTACCTCTCTTTCCCCCTTCTTTGCCTCAACTCCTTTTGTGCTGCCTCCTGGGCAGCCCGTGGCAACAGTAAGGTTGGCCTGCTTGTGAATGGCGATGATACTCTGATTTCTTCAGACTTGTCAGATGTTAAATCTCGTTACCCTCCTGGTTTCGAGATTAACTATGACAAGACTGTTGTTTCAGAGTCCGTCGCCGAGATCAACTCAACAACCTTTCTCAAGATAGGAGGTTCTTGGAAAGAGGTTAGGAGTTTGAGGAGAGGGGGGGGGGAGGTAACCACAGTTGAGGGTGTTCGTCATATGGCAACTGCTTGTGTTAACGCCGGACCGAAGTGGATTTCTTCGTTTGTGAGATCGGGTTTCGGGAAGAAGTACAAGGTCTGTCCTTACAGTCTTGGGCTTCCTTCCTGGAACCTTGATGCTTACAACAGAAATATCTCTCTGGGTGCCAGGCGCGTAATACCAGTTGTCATTGGCGAACTGGATGATAGGTTAGCTCCCGTCTACGACGAGGTTTCGTACGCTGAGCAGACTGCCGTTCGATGTTTGCTCTTTGATGAGGGTCGTTTCGACTCCAGTTTTAAGGGTTTTGTTAAACGTACTCCCTTGAAGAGTATACCCTTGACTGGTCGCCGTATGCGATCCTATCTTTCGTATGTGAAGCCCGTAGACCAGAGGAGAATTGACAAGCTTACAGAACCTTTCATGAGAAGGATTACTGGTTTTGTCGTTAAGGACTGGTCCCCGACAGTCCTTGAAAAGAAGTTTGTTTGTGAGGAGGATGGGGACTTCTTTCTCGTGGATCCTAACCGTTTGTGGTAGGGATGAGTCAATAGCCGGCCAGCGGCACAGAAGGAAAGGTATCAGAGAGGGCGAGTGGCTCTGTGTCCGTTAGTGAGGTGGTGATTCCACTCTACGCGGGTAGCACAACCACTTTAGTCTAAACTCTGATTCGAAAAAGCGAGTGGGGGAAGTAAGGTTCATCTCCTTGCGATCTCATTTCGGCGGATCGATGTTGAAGGATCTGAATTAACGCAGGTACCCTGCTGACGTCCGATTCACAGTTAAGGGCTTAACAATCCCTCTTGCCACCTCGGTGGTTCAGCAAACTATGGGGAGCTGATTAAATTGACTCTGTGGACGGACCTCTCAGTCTGTGGGTATTAAATGCGTACGCGTGCGCGCCTCTGGCGGCTGCGTTATGAAGGATCCGGAGGCAGCCGGACTAACTGTGTTTAAAGCCGAGATTTGTAGCTTGTAC